AACAGGCGCGACCAGCCCGTCGCGTCTGACAGCGCCGCATAGTTGCGCTCGACGGCCTTGAGGTAGTCGGCCGGCGCCAGCTCAAAGTAACCGTTCGCGTGCTGCGCGTAGACGGCAGCTTTCAGATCACCTTTCGCGATGGCGCCTTGAATCTCTTTCGCGCCGGCCGAGCCGCGCTTGCCGCCGTTCAGGATAGTTCCGGCGACACTCTTGAAACCCTCCTCGGGCGACGAGTGTCGCTTGTACTTGCCGATGTACGGCAGCCACACGCGAGGGCCTTTGCCGTTCCACGGCGAGCCGTCGGGATTGCGCCAGCCAAAGTCAACGTGTGGGAACGAGCCCGCGTCGCCCGTGCCTTGCTCGGCTCCCCAATTGTTGGAGCCCGCGCCTTCCGTGCCGGTCAAGCCTTTGGACTTCGCGAACGCGAGCGCCGTCGGGTCTTTCGGCGGGTTCGACCAGCCCGCGCCATAACCGCCCTCACCGCGTGCGACGGCGAGCACATATTGCCGCTGCGCCTCCGGCAGCGCCGGCAGCGCGCGCTTTGACACCGCGTAGGCGCTGACGTCGGCCGGGTTACCCTTTGGAGCCGGCGCCGTCGTGGGGGCGCCTACGGCGGCCGGAGAGAGCCCCAGGGCTGCGAGCGACTTCGGACCTAGCGCGCCGTCGACCACGAGCCCCTTGACCTGCTGGAACGCCTGCAGGGCGGCTTTCGACTTGCCGCCCCAAGCGCCGTCGACCACGAGCGGCGGCTTTGCGCCGGCAGCGTTTAGCGCCTTCTGGACGGCCGCGTAGTCGATCATGGGCGCCCCCAGACAGCCTCACGCAAGCGCGGCGTGCGGAGCTTGAGCACGTTGCAGCTGCAGCGCAGCGACGGCGCTGCAGCCTGGCAGTCGCGCTCGTGCCCTTGCGCGATGCACGGAATCCGGAACAGCCAATACAGCAGCATCATGGGTCAGAGCCCTAGCAGCCACTGCACGACGACCTGCGTCGCGACGCCTGCAGTCGAGAGAGTGAGCAGAAACGCGCCACCAGGCACAGGGATTGCGCGACCGCCCGCGCAGACTTGGGCGTCGTAGCGCACGACGAAACCGCCCGAGTTAGTGAACTCGATAAACACGCCGGTCGGGACGGCGGGGTCATCATTGTTGGGCAGATGCACGACGACCTCGCGAGTGAAGTCGCGCGCAATGGGGAACGACAACGCACCCGGCCCCGGAAGCTGCCCCATGGCTTCCGTGTAGCTCAGCGGACACCGACCCTGCTGCGTGCTCCCCTTGCAGACGCTGGCAGAAAGAAAGATTGCGCCGTCTGCTGGCTGGTAGGCGACGAGCGAACTCGGCGCGTAGGAGACTGCAGCGACCGAGACGGAGTTGCAGACGAGCGCGAATTGAGCGCCGTGCAGCCAGTCGCAATCGAAGGTGTTCGTGGTACCGCCGCAGCCGTAAGTGACGCGCGCTCGCACGTCAGCGTTAGACGCTGGCGTTTCGTCACCGCGAGCGAGCTGCACACTGTGAACGGCGGGCGGGCCGTACATGATTGTATTCTTGCCGAGCACGGCGACGACCTGCCCCTCGACAGCCGGCAGCGGCTGCGCGCGCTGGTCGCCCCACAGGTTTTGATTTATCCACCGACCCTTTTGCGGCTCGAGCACGAACATCCCGCGCCGCATCGCAGCGCGCGTGCCGCTCGCGACCGCTTGGGCTAGCTCAGCAAGGCTCGTCACGACGACAGCCCCCGCGAGCGCGAGCGCAGCTGCGAGGAAACCCCGGCGCGTGAGCAAGTCACGCCGCCCCCACGCGGAACACCATTCCGGTTTTTGCGTGAACACGGAAGCGGCGCTTGACCCGCTGCGCGGCTGCGTGGCGCCCTAGCAGCGTGAGCATTGCAGCGGCGTGCGGGTCGCCCTTCTCGGCCTTCGCTTGCGTCTTAGCAACCGCGGTGAGCGCTGCTTTGCGTTGCTTGGGGTCCTTGTGATTGACGCCGTTCAGAACCGTCACGACCTTGCGCGCAGCGACGTGTGAGTGCTGCTGAATCGTCGCAGCGTGCCCGACGGCGAGCCCGACATGCACGGCCTTGGCGACCTCGGGCGGAAGCTGCTTCATGGCTTCCGTCAGCACGACGTCGCTCACCTTCTCGCCCTTACTGATCTTCGTCGCGACGCTCAGCGCCGTCTGCAGCGCGGCTTTCTGCTGCGCCGGCAGCGGCAGCGCCTCGAGCGCCGCCTGGTCCAGCCGCTTGCCTTGTGCGAGCGCAGACGCAGCACCGAACGCGCTTTGAGCGAGAGCGCCGCCAGGGATTGCGCCCTTGATACCGGACATGACGGCAGCGCTCAGCGGCTGCCCGTTCGCGAGCGCGAGCGATGCTGCCATCGCAGCGGACACACCCTGCCCGACGCCGGGCACGAAGCTAACAACTGTCGAGGCGTACGGCGCGAGCGTTTTTATGTCCGCTACCTGGTCCTTGAAATTGTTCACGAGCGCGTGGTCGATACGCGCGCCGCTGGCGATGCTCTCTGCGAGCGCGACGGGGGCAATCGCGACGCCGTAGACGCTCGCGAGCGGAGCGCCGACTAGCGGCACTTTCTTGATTGCGTTTTTGATGCTGGAAAAAAAACCCATCGTAGTTCCCTTTCAATCGTTGTCGACGTGCATGGCTTGCTGCCACTCTTCACGACGTTGCGGGTCGGCGCTCGCGAAGCGCGCCAGCTGGCTCTGATAGACAGCCTTCGCGCCCTTGGGGTCTTTCTTGGGCCAGTACAACGGGTGCGGCGGTACAATGCCGTGGTCGGTCGCGAGCGCTAGCGCGGCCTTGGGCCCGTACAGGCCATCAATGTTGCCGATGTAGAAACCGCGCGAGCGCTCGAGCAGCTCGAAGTCACTCACGGCTGACTTGACCGCTGCGCTCGCTCGAGCTTCCGCGAGCGTCATGCTCGCGAGCAGCTGCGCGACCTGCCCGGCTTGCCGGCGCGCTGCAGTGCTATCGGCGCGCGGTGCGGGGTTGAGCTTGCCGCGCCCTTGGGCGGGGTCTGCAGTGCGACCAGCGCGCGTTGCGGGCGTGCCCTTGATGGCAGCCTCAAGCTCAGACGCTGCGCCCTCGAGCGACGTCGCTTGCGCGGCGTAGCCAGCTTTGCGCACGACGGCAGCGACGTCGCGCATCACTGCGGGGTCGCCTGTCTTGATTGCAGCAGCGACCTGCTGCACGACCGCCGGCGGTACCGGCTTTGAGTTGTCGTGGCCGCCCGACATGAGGTAAGCGGCTCCGCCCGCGAGAGCCAGGGCGCCGACTATGAGAGGTAACATTCCGATCTTTCCTTTCGTTCAGAGACCTAGGAACCGCGACGGGTCTTCAATCTTGCCGGAGTCGTGGCGCCGGCAGCCGGGGCACACGTGCCGGTTGTCGACGACGTTGAGACGCAGCTTGCAGGCGTAACAAATGCCGCGCCGTACCTCGCAGTGCATCTTGAGAGGGCCCGTGGGAACGCGACCGCACGCCGGGCAATGCCCGCTGCCATCGTCCCACTCACCGCAGCGGCATTGACGCCGCCAATAAATTCGCACGTCAGCCGGCTCGCCATCTTCGAGCAGCTCGGCCACACGTGCCGCGCAAAGGTCGTCGCAATCTCCCCAGCCGCGGTCTAGGACGGTTACGTAGTCGGCGAACTCTTCAATGCCCTTGGGCCAAGGTTCGCGCTCGTAAGCAACATCCGACTCATACAGCCGAGGGAGCGGCCGACCTCTGCGCTTCGCGCTTCGTATCGCCACGCGGTTACAAGCTACGACGCCACGCAGAAACCCCTGCGTCAGCAGCGCGAGCGTCTTACCATCCCTGGTTCCGACACCCACGCGGGTTACGAGCTTGAAACCCATGGCTTGCCTAGCTCAGACCCAGGCGGGCCCGATGATGCTCGCGTAGAACGGGTGGTCGCCTAGCGAGATGTTCGTCACCGTCAGGGTGATGTCGATACCCGGTCGCGCGATGTAACCCAAGAGGGCCACGCCCACGCCGGTTTGCGAGAAGATGTCACCGTGCGCAGCTTCGCTGTTCACGAACATCGAGTCGCGTCCGATCACCAAGTCATTGATGGCGAAGAAGCCGGACAACGTAGACGGCAGAACGAAACGCTCCGTCTGAAAGGGGCGCTGCGGCCGAGCCGTCAGGGTCGCAGTGGCGCCCGCAGCGACGAACAGAGACCCATTGGGCCCCTGCGGGAAGCTGCAGACCTGCGTCTGATCGGTTGGTTGAATGCGCTTGACCTTCAAGCGCCTTCCGCCCGCTGCGTGACCGGCTGCAGCAGCAGCTGCACGGCCGCGACGTCGACGACGCCGCCCGCCACCGACGACGATATCGTCGCCCATGTCGTCGTCGCCCATGTCGTCGTCGCCCATGTCGTCGTCGCCCATGTCGTCGTCGCCTACACTCAGATCGTATGCCATTGGTTCACTCACTCCTTTGTTGAGCACCGCGGAGCAACGTGCTCCGCGGTGGGTAATGGTTGAGCAGCGCGCGTCTTAGGCGGCTTGCTTCATGCCGCTTGCGAGAAGCTTCTGCTTCACGACGTCGCCGGTTCCGTAACCGATGAAGCCGTGAGCGAGCGCGCTCGCCCAAGCGGCGTGCTCGTCGAACATGCCGGCGGCAGTCGCCAGGCCGACGACGGCGCCGACTGCGAGGTCGGTTCGCACTTTCGTTTTCGGAAGGTGCGGCATCTTCACGGCAGCGAGCCCGGCAGCGGCGCCACCGACGCCAGCAACGGCGCTGCAGCCGACCGTGACTAGCGCGTGCTTCGCGACGGCCTTGTGCTTCTGCATGCCGTTACGGATGTTCATCACGTGTCGGATCAACTCGTGCCGGCCCTTGGCGACCAGGTGGGCGGGTGCGTGTGCGAGAGCTGCAGTCATGTCGGTTTTTTCTCCTTGGGGGCGGGTTTGCCCCGACCAGACCAGGAAAGGCCGTCCAGTGGGGGCGGTCAAACACCCCAGCTGACGCGCGGCAAAAACACACGGGGCGGAAAAAGACGGGGGGCAAAAAGCTCCGCCTGGCGTAGGCTGTAGTTCGGGTTCAGCGCGCCCAAAGTCGCTGAGAAAGTGAATCGACAATGGCTGACGAAAACACACCGTGGGGCGACGCGCTTGCGCCGTTCGAGCGGGAAGTAAACGGGGCAAAGAAAACAATCTGGATCGACCTCGGGCCCGTGTGGCAGGGCGAGGGCGGTTCGCTGCAGCTCACGCTGCACGTCGAGCCGCTGCACTGGCGAGGTCACAACGCGGAGCGCCGCATTGTGATCAAGCAACGCGAGACGCGCGACGAGCGCCCGAGCAGCAACACCGGCCGGCGCGGTGCGCGGTGAGCGACGCGACGAGCGCAGACTACGCACACGCCATCGTGCTGCGCGGGCTGTTCGCTGCCGCGGGCGTGGTCGACGTGCGTTTCAACGAGATGCAACGCGACAACTTCGAGGCGCCATGGGAAGAGCTGCCGGCGGAGACGCGCTCGGGGTGGCTCACGGTCGCGTCACTGGTCGACCAGGCCGCGCAGACGCCCGGCTGGTCTGGGGTGCTCACGTGAGCGCCGCACTCAAGACGCTCGCTGAGTCAGTCGAACGACTCAGCGCGCGTAACGACCAGCTGCGCGCGTACCTTGACGGCGACGAGAGCGCCGCGACGCGCATCGCGAACGCGCCGTCGGTGCCGCTCGAAGATGCGACGGAGCGAGCGCGCAAGTATTGGGACAAGCTCGAGGCTCGCCGCTCGAGCCCGCCGGGGCCCCGATGAACAGCGCGCAGCAAGCTGCAGAGCGAAACCTGCTCGAGGCACAAGCCGCCTGGCTTGTTGCCTACGGGTGGAAGTTCGACCCTTCCACGGCGCGGTGGAAGCACGAGCACGCACCCAAGGCGCGCGAGTCCTACGAGGCGCGCGACGCGCTCGCCATGACGCGAGCGGAGACGCTGCGCTACGGGGGGCCACGATGAACGAGCGCGACCTCGAGCGCACGACAGTGCGCGAGCACACACGCAAGCCGGGGCGCGCTCGAGCGCAAGCCGACGAATCGAAAGTCGCCATCGCAGCGACTCACGCGCTCAACCGCATTCCCGAGGACTTGAACACGGACAAGCCGCACGTGTACGCGCAAGCTCTCAAGGGCGTACTGCGTCGTTGGTTCGCTGACGAAGCGCTCGACGTCGCGCGCGAGCTTGTCCGAATCCTGGAGGCCGAGCGATGAACCAGCAACGCACGACGCAGACCGAGGTTTCGTGTGCGCGCCCCTTCTGCGTCGAACGTCGACCAGCAGGGGAGTCGCTCGCGCTCTGTCCGTCGTGTCAGCACGCAGCGCCACTGCTGAGCGTGTTTCGGATGCTCGTCGACCCGATGGGTTACTTGCACGAGAGAACGCAAGACCTGCTGAACGAGAAGCGGGGCGCGCGGTGAGCGAGCGCCGTCTAGTCGTCGACCAGCGCGCTTGGACGGGCGGGCCCGTGCAAGTCACCGACACGGTCGACGGCGAAGCGGCGCGCGTGTTCCGGGTCGACGTGCTCGTGAGCACGCCGCAGCTCGAAGACTGGCTCAGCGTAAGCGAGCACGAGCTGACTCTGTGGGACGCGCTGCACTTGTTCCGGACTTGGTGCCGGCGGGTGCGGCGCGGTACGCGCATCGGGCGCGAGTACAAAGGGTGTGCGGTCCGCGTCCGGCTTTGCACTGCAGAGAGCGGGTCGCTCACCGTCGCTCTCTGGCGTGAGACTGAGTAGGGCGTAGCGCCCGCCCCGTAGCTCGTAGCTTTCACGCACGGGCAGGGGCGGGCGCTGCTCGTTTAACTTCAGCGGCTGACGCCAGCGCCACTCACGAGCCATGCGCTGCTCTTCTACCTCGAGCAGCAGCACCGACACAGCTCGAGCGACCGGGTCGCGCAGCTGCACGAGCGGCACGGCCTGATACGCGGTGAGGCGCGCGTCCGGCAGCCTTCTGATCAACGTACCGGTGTAGTCGTCGTTCACGCGCTTGGGCGGCAAGAAACCTTTGCCGGCACGCAGCCGGCGAAACCCCTTACGCGCGCTCACGGGGGACTGCGAGAGCTTCGCAAGCTCGCCCATCGTCGCGTCAGCGTTGCCGGCTATCTTGGCGATGTAGCTCGCCAGCGCGTCTGCGCTGCGCCCGCGCTCACCGATGCTCTGCGCGCCCCATCCCGTCGACATGGCAATGTCGAGCAACTCGCCCTCGAGCAGCGTCGCGTTACGTTTCGTCGCGCCCGCTGCAAGCCGTCGCTCGCGTGATTGCTCAAGCTCGAGCGCTAGCTCGGGGCAGTGAATGACAAAGTTTATATGGGGCCAGCCGGTGCGATGCGACTCGACAACCGCGACCCACTGCGAGCGGAAGTCTCGCCAGCCGCGCGTCACACAGTAGCGCCGTAGGCGCTTCAAAAAATTGCGACTCTGCCGGCTCAGCTCTGCGTTCGCTTCGTCGGGCCCCGACCAGCGCCGCTCACTGTAGACGCCGTTCTGATCAAGAGTCAGAACCAGAAACACGTTCCCCGTGGGGTCAAGCGGCGTGAAGGCTTGTTTCATGCGAGCGAAGGCGACGGACGCCGAGTAGCGAGCGCAGCTGCCGGCGTGGCGCCACGAGCCGCAGAGCAACGGCCTACGCGAGACGCGCGAGGGGTCCGCCTTGGCCCACGTGTACAGCGCGTCGCACCCGCAGCGCTGCACGTAGCGGGGCACCACTGCGGGGCGACTGGCGGGCCTCCTGGCGGTCTGGACGGGCCTTCCAACCTGAAGTGAGCGCGACTTCGCTGCGCTCACTTGTTCGTATGTATTGCCAAGGGGCGCGGGCGCGGCCGCCGCGCTCAAACCGGCCGCGTTTCGGCCTTGCGTCTGTCCGTCCCTCGGGCCGGACAATTCACGCAGCTGCGCCTTACGGGCTCGCCCGAGCGTGTCGAACCGGCTGGCGACGGCTCGAGGCATCCGGCCTAGGCGCGACCAGAACCGGCCAAAGCGCTTGACACACGGCGCGGAAGAGGGGCCGCGTTTTCGGCCCCCGCAAGCTTGCGAATCCCTTTCGGATTTTGGCGCTGCTCGAGCTCCGGCACCGCCAAATCCGAGTTTTGCGGCCCGAAAACGTCGAAACGGCTCCGGCGACTGCGATCGCCAAACAGGCCCCCGAGCGAGAGCTGGTTAGGGGGACGGCTCCGGCGAGGGGTGACGAAGTTCCAAAAGCGGCACAACGCTTGAACAAGCCAAGCCGTCATCACGGCAGCGGCTCCGCTCCGCTCGTGCCTCCGGCGGGGCAGGCGGGCGCCGCGACGTCGCCGGCAGTTGCAACACACGGCCATGATGCACGACTCGCAGTGAGCGCAGCGAAGCGCCGTCACGTGTCAATCTCCGTACACGTGCAGAGCGCGAGCGCTGCAGCGTCCGACTCGAGCCACGCTTGCACGTATTGCTCTGCGAGCAGCACCGCGGCCGGCAGCGACACCGCCTGCCCGACGACCTTGTGAGCGTGCGCCGCGAACACTGCAGCGGCAGCCTCTGCGTCGCTCGAGCCGCGCTTAGGTGGGTTGTGTACCTCGAAGGCCATCACCACGAAGTCAGACGGCGAGGCCATCACGGCGAGCAGGCGACCGTCTGCACGCGGACCAGCCGAGAGCGTGAGCAGCGAGATTGCCGACCACGCCGGGGGCCGCACTTTGCGCTTCGTCATGGGTTACACCCGCCCTGACAATTCCAAGTCCACTCACCGCTCACAGCTCGAGCCGGGAAGCTGCAGGGGAAGCCGCACGCGGGGCACTGCGTCGGGGGCTGCTCTGCAGTCGCTGCAGCAATCACGGCTTCAGCTTCGTTCGGCTCGCGCGTGAGCGCGGCCACTGCAGCCATGACGAACACGCCGCGAAAGGGCGCAGCCTTGCCGCGCAGCCGGTCGCGCTCGAGCGCGGCTTTGAGCCCGCACGGCTGGCGGACGGGCTCGAAGCTTTTCGGTAGCGTCATGACGGCTCCTTTGCGCGCTCGAGCGAGCGCTCGACGTGCTGCACTGCCTTTTGGTGTGCGAGGTCGCACGCGATGCACGCTGCACGCATGCGGTTACTGAACTCCTCGCTAGGCGTGGTCGGCTCGAGCAGGCGAGCCCGGCCCCACGCGAACGCGATCAGAAGGTCGAACACCGCAGACGGCGGCAGCCCGCGCTCTGCGCAGAAGCGCTCGAGCGCCTCGCAAACCTTGCCCTGCAGCTCGAGCTGCCCGAGCGTTGAAGTCGCTAAATTGGTCATCGTCAGTCCCTTTCCGTGAACGCAAAAAAGCCCCTCGAAGGGGCGCGCAAACCAGGCCGGGGGGGTGGCACAAGCTCACGCGCCCCTTCGAGGGGCCTTGACGCGGGGTTGAGTGTAGCTAGTTTGGTCATCGGCGCCGGTTACGCGCTCTAGGCCCCCGGGCGCTCTCTAGGCGCCGCGGGGGCTATCTTTTGGGGCTAGGTGGTCGGCTCCGTCGCCGGAGGCGCTGCAGGCCCGCCTGGTGGCGGCTGCGTGTCGCCCTTGGTGTCGTCGTCGTCGCCCTCGTCGTCGTCGCCCTCGTCGACCTCGCCCTCGTCGCCCTGGTCGTCGTCGTCTTCGAGATCAGACACGCGGCCTTCAAGCTCGAGCAGCTTGTCGAACGGCACCTGGTCGAAAGACTCTTCGAGCGCTCGCAGACGGTTACCCAGCGCAAGCTGCGAATCGGTCGTCGCCTGCAGGTTGAGCAGCTGCATGCGAAACTCGCGCGCTTGGTGCGCGTCGTCGAGCAACCCATAAACGAAAGACTCGAGCTGCTCGAGCCGCGACTGCGGGTCACCGTTGCGAGCCCGGCGCGGGGCGCGAGGTTCGATACCAGTCGCGAGCGTCTGCAGCTCTGCACGCTCCGCTGCCGGCGCTACGGGGCGCTGCTTCTGTTCGACGACGACGACGGGTTCGGGTGTACCACCTCGAGCGCGAGCAGCGATTGCCTCGGGGTGATTGAAGTGCATAAAGCCGGCTGGCTTCTTGCGCTCTGCCTCTGGAGTGCCCTGCCGAAGCGCGACCTCCTCGGGCGAGTTGAAGTGTCGCATGCGTGCGTTGGCCATTGTTCGATGCCTCCTAGGACCCTTGCCGGCGCGGCGCTTAGCCGAGCGGCTTCTGCAGGTTGACGTTAGCGACGATGGCCGTCTGAGTGACCGGCGCGGCCGTGATGTTCGAGAAGCGCAGCGTTACGTGCCCCGCGGTGACGATGCTTGCGCCTGCGAACAGAATGCCGGCGACTAGTGCCAAGTTGAACGACACCGTCGCGACGTCACCGACGGCTGCGTCGGCCATGGGAAAGTCCACGTCGACCGCGACGGCGTTCGCGATGGCGCCCGGCGTGATGCTTGCTGACTTGCTGACGCCCGTGAAAGGGCCCGATTGACTGCCTCGAGCTTGAGCTAATTGCGCGACCATGTTTGTTTTCTCCGTTGGGGGGGTTGTTCGTTTCGAGAGAAGCTAGGCAAAATTTCCGCTGATTACGATGCGACCATGAGAGCCCTTGCCGCCGTTGCCGCCTGCAGCGCCAGGCAACGCAGCGCCCACAGAGCAGCCGCCGCCGCCGCCGCCGCCGCCACCGCCGCCGCCCTGACCATTGACGCCCGCGACGCCGTTGCTGCCGCCAGTCAGACCGGCGTTCGTATCAGCTGCGCCGCCATGACCTGGCTGTCCACCGACGCCGTCAGTCGCGGCCGTCGCTGCAGCTCCGAGCTTTAACATGTCACCGATACCACCCGCGCCACCGTCACCACCCGCGCCGCCACCGCCACGATTCGCACCGTTGCCAGCGCCGCCATTGTTGCCGACCGCGCCATTGATACCGGCCGCGACGCCATAGCGGTTGTAAATCAACTGCCCTTTGGTGGTCGTATTGGCGCCTGCGGTGCCGGTCGGGCCGCCACCCGCGCCGGATGCCCCTGGGGCGCCCGCCGCGCCGCTCGCGACGCTTCCGGTACCGTTGACGCCGGTTCCGATTGCAGGCGAAGCCCCGCCCGCTCCCACGGCCCCTGTGAGTCCGGCAGGGCCAGCGCCGCCGATGCCCGTAAGAGCCGCGGTGACGCCAGCAGGCCATGCGTCAAGCACAAGTCCGCTCACGCTTCCGACGACGGTGGTCTGTCCACCGATGCTGCCCGGGCTGCCGGGTGCGCCTGCAGCGCCGCCGAGTCCACCCGCGCCGCCGTCGCCCACAGTCACCGTGAGAGTTTCGCCAGGAACGAGGTCGACAGTCACCGTCGTGTAACTAATCTGCGGACCACCGCCGCCGCCGCCGCGGCCGCCGCTTCCGCCGCCGCCTGCAGCTGCAGCATTGAAGCCAGGGCCGCCGCCGCCGCCACCGCCACCGCCAGAACTTGCCGCGCGCACATCAAAACGCACGGTCGGGCTCGCTGTCAGAGGGAACACGAAGACCGTCACACCGGGCGCATCGAACGCGTACCGGAGCTGCGTCGCTGAAGTCACCAGAGCTAGCAGAGCATTGAGAGCTGCGCGCACCGACGGACCTGCGACGCTCGAGTCGTTAGAGATCTGCGAAGCGAGGTAGTCACCAAACGCCGAAACAACGTTCAGCACGCGCCCGAACACGCTCAACACAGGCGCAGACGGCACCGGAGCACCCGCGACAGTGCCGTCGCTCTGAAACGTGAGCACATCGCCCGGCGCGCCCGTCACATTCGCGCCGGCCTGTCCTGCTCGCAGATCATACTTCTCGCTCACGGCACCTCCAGCACGACCGGCGAGGCAGCAACGACGTCGGGCACAGAGTCGTCGGACTGCAGGTCAAGAACGACCGCGACAGCGACGCCGTCGACTAGCACGAACGAAGCCGCGAACGGCTCGAGCGCGACAACGACGCCGTCTAGGACGACGAGCGAGCACGCAGAGAGACCAGCTAACAGCATGGGGTTCACTTCGTTACGTGAGCACTGCAGCTGCCAGCGAGCAGCCGAGCAGGTTGCAACCGTCAATGGTCGCGGTGTCGTCGTTTTTCTTGACCTTCAGAAAGACCGCGCCGGGCGCTGCCAACGTGAAGTCTGCAGCGAGCGCGAGGCGCACTAGCTGCGTGGTCGGCGAAACAAAGATGCCCTCCGCGGCAAGCTGGTTTCCCAGGTTGTCGAACAGACCGACCGTGAAGATAGCGAGCCCGACGCCGGCCGAGAAAGTGACCTCGAAGGCGACCATGCACGACACGAGCAAGTGACGCGACTGTCCGGCCGCGAACAGCGAAGCATCGGCGCCGTTGCCGCTGCTCATGCCGTCGTCGACACTGTTCACCAGAAACGGGTTTTTCGCGTTCGCGCCATCAATGAATTGCGCAAGCTGCGTGAACGTGTCGTCGACCGCGATGGCCGTCACCAAGCCCTGCCACGCCGGGACCAGGTTCGACGTGAGCACGATGGCAGGCCCGCTCGACGGAGGCGCCGGCAGCGGGTTAGGCGCAACGGTGCCGTCGGGCTGCATAGTGAGAACGTCGCCCGGGGTACCGATGATTTGTTCGCCTGCTTGACCTTGCCGCATGGTTAACCTGCCTTGTTTCCAACGTAGAGTTTCACGAGCGGAGGCGCGACAGTGACGACTGTCACCGCGACGCCGGCCGCCACAGCTGGCCAAAACCACCACTGATGAACGACGCCAGGCGGCTGCTCTGCAATGTCGCCGGCAGCGTTGCGACGGTCGGGCTCGCCTGCAGCCTGCTCGCGCGATACTCCCGTCTTGATCACTTCGTCGACCTGCTTTTTCTCGGCCGTCGTGACCGCGTTCGCGCGGCTGAAAGCGTTTCGCAGGTTGCGGGCGTGGTCGACGTCAGCGTCGCTCCAAAAGCTAAACACGCCGGGCTTGGTGGCTTCGTACCACTGCACCCAGTCGTTGAACGCGATGGCCGCTGCCGGCGTCTGCGGCTTCGTGCGGTGCATCATATCGTTGATTGCGTCTATGTCGTCGCCGTTGGCACTCATGCGCGCATGCCTCCTAGTCGGTGTCCGAGAAACAGCGTGAACAGCAGCACCGCACACGCCAGCAGCTTTTGCTCGAGCGTCATTCGGCAGCCGCCGGCTCTGCAGCTGCTCGAGCTGCTTCCGCGGCTTGCTCTGCAGTCGCTTCCGCGTTGATTCGGTCTAGCTCGGCGCGGTCGTAGCCGAACGCTTTGCAAAGCAGATCGGTTTCCTCGCTCGACATGAAAGACGCGAGCGCCGCGACCTTGCCAATGTCGAACTTTTCGCGAAGCAGCAGCGCGGCCTTGAGCTGCTCGCCGTCACCGCCCACGGTTTTCTTGATGCCCTCGAGCAGATGGGGCCCGGCTTTCTTGACCGCTTCCCACGCCTCCGAGCGTATCTGCTGCTTCTGGCGCGCGTCGTCGAGCTGCGCGTCTTCGTTGCGGCGCTCGCGAAGCATCGTCTCCGCAGCCTTCACGAAGTCCAGCCGCGCGACGTCGCCGGCAGTGGCGCGCGTCAGCAGCTGCTCGTTTTGGGTAACCATCGCGCCGACCTGCTGCTGTACGCCCGTCATGAGAGTTTCGAGCGGCTTCGAGAACGCGGTCACAATCAACCGCTCATGCTCTTGAGCTTGCTTCGTCTGCTTTAGCGCGACGTCGAGCACGTCTTTCCACGCCGCATTGATGGCGCGCATTTCCACGACGACCTCGCTCGGCTCGTCGTCGGGCTCGACACGCGGAGCGCCCTCGAGCCGCGCCAAGTCCTCGCGGCAGTAGACAATCACGCCGCGCTTTGCTCGAGCCGTGCGCAGCACGCCGGCACCGACGAGCGAGCGCAGCTGCAGCGGCGTAAACGAGCATTGCTCGACGGCTTCAGTCGCCGTGATGTAACCCTCAATCTCGCACGCGGTTTCGTCGCTCATATGCCACCCCGATGTTTGAAGTACCACCAAGCCGCCAGGCTAAGCCCGGTCGTCACTGCGAAGCCGATGAACAAGCCGGCGCCCGCGACGGCCGCACCAAACAGGCGCGACCAGCCCGTCGCGTCTGACAGCGCCGCATAGTTGCGCTCGACGGCCTTGAGGTAGTCGGCCGGCGCCAGCTCAAAGTAACCGTTCGCGTGCTGCGCGTAGACGGCAGCTTTCAGAT